AGATAAAATTTCTGCATTCCCATGAGCAATAGATCATCAATTTTGCGCGAGGGTGTTTTAAAATATCGATAGCTTCAGTTGGTAGTTGTTCTGTTGCGTCAATGTTAGAAAATAAATTAAACATATCATAACCGGAGTACCAACAAACGAGTATTAAATCATTATCAGTTAAATCATTTGGGATATCATTTAATGATTGTACGTTATCAAATGATTGTACGTTATCAAGATTTGATAACATGTTAAGTTCTTGGCCTAAATTATTGGAGTGAAAATCATTTGCTTGTTTTGGTACCAGAGTAAAATTTTTTAGAAAAATTCTGTTATAATTGGTGGGTTTTAGAGTAGATAAAGAGTGTTTATGTAATTTTTTGATAATATTTTGTGTAACATTATCAAGTAGATTAAAATAATTGCTTACATTCGTTTGAGTAGGTATATTCATATTAGTATGATCAACATGTCTTGTTTTTCCAGTTAGATTATAACCATGAGTAAAAGATATCATGTTAAAAATACAAGGAATTGATACGAATTTTTTTTGTCTACCTTGAACAAAACCTTTGCCTTCGCCGAATTGAGTAGTAGGAAATTTTTGTGCTTGCCAAAAAGATTTTTTGTACATCATGGTTGCTTCTGGGAGACTAAGACATGATTCAGGTTTTTCTGAGTCAATAATACAAGAAGTGTTATTGGTGATGTTATAAACAGCTAAACTATTAGAGAAGACGCAACCGCATTTGGGATATTGTTTAAGAATTCTAACTTTGGCGAGAATGCTGTCGGGAAAGTAGTAATCATCGTCATCTTGGTGTACGATGATATCGTGAGAGCATTTGGAGACGCCAAAGTTACGTTTATCACCAACTAGCATTTGGTGATCAAGTTTAATGTAGTGAATGTTGGGGTATTTTGGAATAATATCATCGAGATTGTGTTTATTGCCTGGGGAGTCGTCAATAATGATCCATTCGAGTTTTTCTGGTGGGTATTGATAGTTTTTGAAGTTATTATACATGAGTTGAAAAAAGTGTTTGCGATTATAGGTGATAGTTAAGATAGAGACGGATGGTAGGTCTTCATATTTAATATTTGGGAGAGTTAGAAATAATTGATTATTTTGATTATAAGTGGCAGCTTGGATGAAATTAAATCGAGTCATATATTAAATAATTTTAAATCTTTAATAAAAATTAAAAATATAATTTTTATTAAAAATTAATACAAAATATAAATTTTGTATTAAAAATGCTAAAAATAGTTGTATAATATATATAATAAATTAATTAAATTGATTATGGTATTTATTGTATTATTTTTAATGATTAAAGAAGATTTGATGAAAATATAACGGAAATAAAATAAATACCTGATAAAATATAATAATAAATATAGCAATATTTTAATAAATTTAAAAAAAAAATATTGCTTACATAAAAATGTCTATGAACAACACAAATGATTGTAACGCTAATCTTACCAGTGGCTTTATTGACTTAGCCACCTATGACGAACTTGAAAAATATATGTATGGCGGCCCCGATGCTACTGCCTACTTCGTTCGTGAAACCCGTAAATCAACTTGGTTTACTCAATGCCCTGTAACGTTATCTAAATGCAACGGTTCACCCGATTTCGGTGCTGAATGGTCTTGCACAATCTCACGTGCCGGTGATTATCTACTTGGCACATGGCTCCATGTTGTAACTCCTCATGTTAAATTAGCTGATTCTGGCAATTCTCAAAAAGTACTTGCCTGGACTCCTAATTTCATGCATGCTCTCGTTAAAGAATGCTGCATTACGTTTAACGATTTAGTAGCTGCTCGTTTCGACTCTGCTCATCTTGATTTCTGGGCTGCCTTCACGGTACCTGCCTCTAAACAAGCTGGCTATGCTCGCATGATTGGTTCTGCCTTACCTTCTGGTGGTAATGAATTAGTACCTCAAGCTTGCAATTTACCTTTACCTTTCTTCTACACTCGTGATTCAGGTGTTGCTCTTCCCACAGCTGCTTTACCTTACAACGAAATGAGAATTTCATTCCAATTCAGAGAATTAGAAGAATTACTTGTAGTACTTGAAGAGTGCTCAGCAAATGATGCTAAGAACATGATGACATGTGCTTCAGGTACAGTTGGTGTTGCCAAAAAGAGCACTGCAAGTTCTGTAACATTTGCCAATGGTACACCCAAACTTTCTTCTAATGCTGTACAAGTATGGGCTAACTATGCTATTGTATCTAATGAAGAACGTAAACGTATGGCTTGTGCTCCTCGTGATATCTTGATCGAACAAGTACAAACGATGCCTACTTTAACATTCACGCAAAAATACAATGGTACTACGACAACAAATTCACAAACAGTATCTGCTGATATCAGATTCTCACATGCTGTCAAAGTTTTATTCTTTGCTGCCAGAAATCAATCAAACAGAGCTGTACACTCTAACTACACGACTGGTATCCCAGTACTTACGGGTGTTGATAACAATGTATGTGCACTTGTCCCTGCTGGTGGAACTTTATCATCTGGATCTAATACAACCGATTGTGAACTTGAAGCTCGTTGCTGCTTAAAACTTGCTTGCTGCAATGGCAAAGACCCACTTGCTAGAGCCAATCTTGTATATGAAAACACGCAACGTCTTGGTTTCATGACAATGGATTACTACAACCAAGTCCAACCTTACTACCATGCTCCCAGCATGCCTCATGATCATCCTGAAGCTGCTACATGGTGCCAAGAAAGTATTCATATGTACAGTTACTCACTTGATTTCATGTGCTTAGATCCTCTTGGTTCAACTAACTACGGTAAATTAACCAATGTACAATTGAATGCTGAAACACAAACTGATCTTGCTATGTGCGGTGTAAGCAGCTCAGGTGTTGGCAATCCTGCTCTTGGTCATGCTGCGATGGTTGCAACGCTTCATCATTCTGGTAATAATTCTTCAAGTGCTGATGTTGCGAGTGCTGATGTATCATACCAACTTATGCTTACGGCTATCAACAACAACATTGTCAGAATTTCTGGTGGTGCTCTTGGTTTCCCCGTACTATAAATTTCTTAAAAAGAGATTTTTTTATTTATATTTCACAGAATATAAATAAAGTATTATAATAAAAATAATAAACAGTATATCAAATATTATTAAATGGTAAAAAATAAAAAAGTTTAAAAATATATTGTGTTTTTGTAAAGTATGTCACAAAATAATACAAATGATTGTAATACAAATCTTACTTCAGGATTTATTGATCTTGCAACATATGATGAATTAGAAAAATATATATATGGTGGTCCAGATGCTACTTCTTATTTTGTTCGTGAAACTCGTAAAGCAAGTTGGTTTACCCAATGTCCTGTTACTTTATCTTTATCAAATGGTGTACCAAATTTTGGTGCGCAATGGTCTTGTACTATATCTCGTGCTGGTGATTATTTGTTAGGTACATGGTTAAATATAACAACACCATTAGTTGAGCTTGATTTTAGTCAATTAAATGGTGCGTCATCGAATAAATGTATAGCATGGACACCAAATTTTATGCATGCATTAGTGAAAGAGTGTTGTATAACATTTAATGATTTGGTAGCAGCTAAATTTGATTCTTCGCATTTAGATTTTTGGGCTGCATTCACTATTCCTGCATCTAAACAAGCAGGTTATGCAGAAATGATTGGTGCATCTTTACCAACTGCAGGAAAAAAACTAATGCCACAAACATGTAATTTACCATTACCATTTTTTTATACACGTGATTCGGGTGTAGCTTTACCAACAGCTGCTTTACCGTATAATGAAATGCGAATAAATTTTACATTTAGAGATTATAAAGATTTAATTGTAGTATTTGAAGAAACAAATGGAGCAACATGTGCACAAATGCAATATTGTTCAGAAGTTGATGCAAGTCTTGGAACTATATCTTCTGAAGAACCAGTTTATAAAAAAATACCTCAATTAACATCCGGAAGTGTACAAGTATGGGCTAATTATGCGATGGTATCAAATGAAGAACGAAAGAGAATGGCATGTGCACCACGTGATATCTTGATAGAACAAGTGCAAAGTATGTCTGGTGCAAATATATTACAAAAATATTATAAAAATCAACCATTAACTCAAATGCAAACACAGTCTTTAGATTTGAGATTTTCTCATGCGATTAAGGTATTATTTTTTGGAATGAAAAATATTACAAATTCAACAATACATTCAAATTATACGACGGGTATTCCAATAGTGAAAGGTGTTATGAATGATGTTTGTGTGGTTGCAGATACAACATGGAGTAGAGAAATTGAAGAAGTTCAAGCATCAAGAATTGCATCAGCAAGTAAAGGTGATAGAGAAAATGAAGCAACAACAAATTTAGCACCACAAGATCATTTTGGAACTATATTACAAAAAGCAAGTGAATTAAATATGGGTAGAAATAATACAACCGGTTTATATATGAAATTAGATCCTAATGCATTATTACCTCGATGTTGTATTATGATGAAATGTTGTAATGCAAAAAATCCAATTAAACGAGCATCATTAATATATGAAAATACACCAAGAATTGGATTTATGACAACTGATTATTACACACATGTACAACCATATTATCATGCACCATCTATACCTAATCAACATAATCATACGCTATGGTGTCACAAAGGTATGCATATGTATTCATACGCGTTAGATTTCAATTTAATCGATCCAAATGGTTCTACAAATTATGGTAAATTAACGAATATTCATGTAGATTTAGAAACCGAAACAGACTTGTCTTTATGTGGTCAAGATGTTGATGGATCTGCAGGACACGCTAAATTAGTTAATAATTTAGCATATACAAATAATTATATTAACATGGAAGAACAAGATATTGGTACTGCACTTGTTTCAGCAAGATGGGAATTACCACCACAATCAAGATCATTAAAAGAAACAACATCTGTCACACTTAATTATGAACCTGTTATTACAGCAGTGAATAATAATTTAATTAGAATATCCGGAGGTTCATTAGGATTTCCCGTATTATAAGGATAATACATATTATTTATTTAAAAACTAATGATTATAAAAATGAATTTATATTAAAATTATTAAATTATGTTTTAAATATGCGAGATATTGAAGATTTATACTCTGATAAAAAACCAGAAATAAAACATAATTTTAACTATAATGATCGTATGAATCAATTCATGTTACATTTTTTACGTGAATGTAATAGTATTAATGACTTGAATGATTATGATAAATTAATTAGTGGTTTAAGACGACTTTATCGTACAAATTTGTCTAAAGATGAAATTAAAAAATGGTTACATGATAATAACAAAAATATTTCAGAACATATTATGAGATTTTTAGTTAAAAAAGCCACCAGATCACAATCCGGTGTATTAGTTGTCACTATTACCTTATCACCTCACAAATTTTCTTGTACTGAAAAATGTTCATATTGTCCTCAAGAAACTGATCTTGAAGGCAATCATACACAGCCAAAATCATATACTTCAGCCGAACCAGCTATGTTAAGAGCTTTAAGATATGATTTTGATATAAGAGAACAATTTTGGGACAGAATTAAGTGTTATCTTGGTACCGGTAACATATCTGAATCACATAATCAAAACCATCAGATTGCTAAAAAGATGGAAGTTATTCTTTCTGGTGGAACATGGGAATCATATCCAATTGATGAACGTAACAGATTTATCAAAGAATGTTATTGGGCTGCAAACACTTTCCGTGATCCTGATCGTAAATGTCTATCTTTATCAGAAGAACAACTTATTAATGAAACAGCTGAATTTCGAATTATTGGATTAACATTAGAAACTCGTCCTGATTATATTAACCGTACTGCAATTAAAAATTATACTAAATATGGTGTTACAAGAATTCAAATTGGTGTCCAACACACTAATGATAAGATTCTTGAAAAACTAAATCGTAATTGTACTTTAGATGATACAATTAAGGCAATCAAACTATTAAAACAGACCGGTTTTAAGGTTGTAATACATCTGATGCCAGATTTACCTGGTTCAACTCCAGAACTTGATATACAGATGTTTAAGAGAGTGTTAGTTGACCCAAATTTACAAATCGATGATATTAAGATTTATCCAACAGCGGTGACAAAACCACATAATGATAAATTAATATTGAAGTCAGATATATCAGATTGGTATAATGCAGGTACATATGTACCATATGCAGAACAAGATATAGAGTTATTAATCATACCATTGATGTATTATTTGGAGAATATTCATCCATGGAATCGAGTTCAAAGATTAATTCGAGATTTTCCAGTAACAAATATAGAGGTAGGGTATTGTAAAGTTACAAATTTAAGACAGGTGATACAAGATAGAATTAAAGCAAAAGGATCAGTAACACGAGATATGAGAACGATGGAAATAAGAGAATCAGAATATACACAATGTATTCCGAGATTGGTGGTAAGATGTTATGATGCGTCAGATGGATTGGAGTATCATATATCAATGGAAATTTATCAAGAAACTACAGAAGATAAAATTAGATATATGTTGTTTTGTGTGATACAAGGAATATGTTGGTATTTTGGATATATGATATATTTTGGAGGTAATTCTGGATATGTGGCATTGGTTGGATTTTTAAGATTGAGAATAGATCCAAATATGGGGGCTGGTATAATTTCTGAAATTAAAAATTGTGCGATGATAAGAGAATTACATGTGTATGGGAAACAAGAAAATGTAGGAAATCAACATAATATGGGATATTCATCCACACAACAACATCGGGGATATGGAAAAAAAATGATGGAATGTGCAGAAAGGATTGCTTATGATAGTGGATATAAACATATTGCAGTAATTGCTGGTGTGGGTGTTAAAGAATATTATAAAAATAAATGTGGATATGAAAAATCAGGTACATATATGAAAAAACAATTATTTGATACAACAATGCATTTGGTAATGATTCGAATCAGTATATTATTATTTTTGATTGTAAATTTATGTAAATTTATGTAAATTTTTTAAGATTTTTTTAAAAAGATGGTTTAAAAGTTTAAAAAAATCTTGCTTAAATAAAATGTCGAATAATAATAATCGAAATATAACAAATTCAAGTTTTACATCAGCATTTATAGATTTAGCAACTTATGATGAACTTGAAAAATCAATGTATGGTGGTTCGGATTCTTTAGTATATTTTGTTCGTGAAACTCGTAAATCAACATGGTTTACTCAATGTCCAGTTATGTTATCTAAATGTAATGGTATAGCACAATTTGATGCAAAATGGTCTGTATCAATTTCACGTGCTGGTGATTATTTATTAGGTACATGGTTAAGTGTAAAAACTCCACTTGTTGAACTTGATGAATCAGGTGCGATACCTACATACACAATCAGACCAGCAACTGCTCATGCAGCAGCATATCAACAACCTCCACTTACTTTGTCTGAAATTGGTGCAATTGCAGGTGTAACAGCAGATGAAATAGGAAAATGGAATAATTTATCAAAAAATCCAAATGGAGATTGGATGACTGCAGTTGGTCAAACTTTATTATTAGGTGATCCTAATATTACGATCCCTTATTGTATAGCCTGGACTCCAAATTTTATGCATGCTTTACTTGAAGAGTGTTCTATTACATTTAATGATTTAGTTGCTGCTAAATTTGAATCAAGTCACTTAGATTTTTGGGCTGCATTTACTGTTCCTGTATCTAAACAAGCAGGTTATGCGGAAATGATTGGTGCATCTTTACCAACTGCTGGAAAAAAATTAATGCCACAAACATGTAATTTACCTTTACCTTTTTTCTATAGTCGTGATTCAGGTGTGGGTTTACCAACAGCTGCATTGCCATATTCAGATATGAGAATAAATTTTAAATTTAGAGCTGTTAAAGATTTAATTCTTGTTTTTGAAGATAATGTTACTAATAGTTGTTCACAATTAATCAACGGATCTGCTGTTAAATCTTCAATCGGAAAAATATATAATGGTAATATTAATTTTAAAGATGAACCAATTTTTGATAAAAATGCCGTTCAGGTATGGGCGAATTATGCAATTGTTTCAAACGAAGAACGCAAAAGAATGGCTTGTGCTCCTCGTAATATTTTAATTGAACAATTTCAATCAGAACCACCACATACTATTACACAAAAATATGATAAAAATAACCATACTACACATATTATTAAAAAAGATATCAGATTTTCATATGCGGTTAAAGTACTCTTTTTCGCTTTAAAAAATATTTCAAATACATCTATACATTGTAATTATTCCACTGGTATTCCTGTACTTAATGGTGTTAATGAAGATGTATGTACAACATCTGATCATAGTTTTTGGGAAAAAGGTTGGGAAACAACTGAAGAAACAACAGTTAGAAATGCTCTAGGTGCTCCCGGTGTATTATTTAGAAAATTATCTCATATAAAGAGTATAAAAATTGAACGAAGAAGTTTAAAAAATGGTGATACAATGCGTTATGATGCTGATCCAAATATTAATGATTCAAAAAAAATAAAAATACATTCAATACAACCTAATCCTCATACCCTTAATATTTATATTCAAAATGCTATTGATGCTTGGGGTGGTAGTGTTAATAATGCTAATTGGGGTTTGATTAATTATAATGTTGATATGATAGAAAAACTATCTTGTATTATGAGAGAACCTAAAAATGCAACTATATATGGTGATTGGATGTTGTCACCAAATGACCGTATAACCGGCTATGCTGATACTGCATGGGAAGCTTTAAATGGTTATCGTGAAGATCTTGATACACCAACATTTGTTGCCACACCTCAAACTGGTGTTTTTAATACAAATATTCCTGACGGAAAATTTGTTTTAATTCAAACGCTTGAACCACTTGTTTTAACAGTTATATATTATCTATTTCCTGGTCCACCACAGAACCCAGTATGGCCTAAACTCAATGCAGCTGCTTTTGTAGATCCAACAGGTGCAACTGTTTTAACTCAAGGTGATTTAGCAAATGCAACTATAAATCTTGATACATGGTTACCTGGAGCAGCAGGTATAGTATTAAATGCTAACGGTGAACCTACTCAAGACATTACAATTTATCAATCATTTGAATTAGGTGGTATTCAGTATAAAAGAATTGATGCAAGTTTTGATCTTGTAATTAAAAAAGGATTACTCGTTGAATGGCAAGCACCTGCTGGTCATGCAGTCCCAAATGATAATAATTGGGCTGGTGCTATTAAATATGCAGGTGGTGATTCTAACTGGTGGGGAGCTGATCAATATGTATATCATTGGACACCTAATATACAAATTAATGATGTTGTAGAACTTGATGTTGAATATATCACTGAAGTTTTAATAAAAGTTACTATGACGGGGAATCCAGCTGCATGTGGTGGATCTGGTTGTGATGTTTATAATTTTCAAATTACTTCACCTGCTTCTATGGCAACACCAGTTGGTGTTTCTGCTCTGATTGATGAATTTTTACAGAATGTTACTTATAAATTTGATTTATCAGATCCAACATGCGCTGGACATAATTTAATTGTAACTGTTGGTACTGATTACCAATCAAATCTTGTAGCAGGTTTTACACCAACAAATATAGCTGCTGGTAATGCTGGGTCATTATCTACTCTTATCCCAAATCAACAAACTAACTCACCATGTTATATCAATTCAGCAGCTGCTTTTGATAGAGGTTATGTCGTAAATGTTGATAATGCTGGTATAAAGGTCATTGAAAATATAACAAAACAAAACGTTAAAATTGTTGGTGATTATATTAATGATCAAGATTTTGTATTTACTATTGATTCAGGTTATGTAACAGCTGAAGGTTGGGCTGATAGTTGGTATGATGCTTGGATCGGTTCAACTTCTGCCACATATAGTACAAATGATCAGATTCCAGAAGGTAAATACGTACGCGTAAAACATTTATTTACAGATGGCATCCTAATATTCAAAAATTCTGCAGAACATGAAATAAATAAAATTCCACATCCTACAAAAGGTACTTTAATAGAAAAATTACATAACTTATTCGAAGATAAATGTACTACATGGCATTCTAATAAAGCAGCAAATACTACTAATAATTGGCTCACAGGTATTAGTAATGGTAATTCATGGGGTTATTATTTATCACATAACAGACTTGCATGGAATACCTTGATTCCAAAATTTTGCCTAAAACCAAAATTATGTAATGCGAAAAACCCATCATCACGTATTAGTATTATATATGAAAATGTACCCAGAATAGGTTTCATGACAACTGACTATTATTCACAATTACAACCATATTATCATGCAGAAAAAATTCCACATAATACGAATTTATTTTGTGATACAGGATTACATATATATAGTTATTCTCTTGATTATAAAATGTTAGATCCTCTAGGTTCAACAAATTTCAGTGCATTAACAAACGTTAGTATTCAATTTGAACTCGAAAATAATTTATCAATGTGTAATTATAAAAAATCTAATAACCCCAATGATCAATTAAGAAATGTAAATAATGCAAACCAAGTACTCCTATACACTAAAGATTATATTGGACATGATAAAATGATCGATACACTATACCAAACAGGTAACAACACAGGTAAACATTATGCAGGTGATTGGGTAGAACTTTCGTATGATACAATGGTAATGGCTATTAATAATAATATACTTAAAATATCCGGAGGAAATGCGGGATTCCCGTTAGTATAAAGAATTACTATTATATGTGGAATTTTTTATGTATCTTATAAATTTTGAGTAATTTTTATATATTTATAAAAATTACATAATCTTATAATAAATGACTGTAGTTAATTTTTCTGATTTTTTTGATGTTTTGAAAAACTTATTAGCCAGTTCTAAAATCTTAAATTATAAACCAAATATGAATGAAGCTATAGTATTTGATCTTGATGGTACAATTGTTTTTGACGGCACTTGGGATACTCCTATCTTACCTATAACCAATTTTATTAAACACTGTAATGATCTTAATATTAGTGTAATTATTATTACTGCAAGACCAGGCTTTGAAAGTAATATTAATAATACTAGAAATTCTTTACAAAAACTTGCAATTAATTGTGATAGATTTTTTTTTAAAAATCCTGATTTTAAGGACATTAAAGAATTTAAAATTAATGCACGAAATTATGTTACTGATATTTTAAAACATAATATTTTAATGTCTATTGGTGATAACTCTTGGGATATGGGCAAATATGGCGGTCTTGGTATTCTTATGAATGCAAACATTGATTCAAATCAATTTATTGATTATAAAATTTTTTCTTAGGACACTTGTGCTCCCGATCCAGCAATAGAATTTTCATAAACTGTGAAATTCTCTGTTTTCGAATGTTCTTCCCAAGTAGGTGTTATAAAAAAACTACCCAATGTATTAGTTAATATAGTACTATCAGCAACATTACTATCATCTGTCTTATTAAACTTAACTGTTACACTATCGGTACCACCATTTTCTATATTTATCGATACAGCATTTTTAAGTCTATTTGATATAACTATATTTAGTACTGAACTTACAGATACATTATTTAACAATAAATTATGGTGTAATATTGAACTATTCAACATATATGTTTTTTCATTTAATGAACCACTCGGATTTGTATAATCTGAATTTGCATAATCTAATCTCTTGGTTGTATTTTTTTGCAAACATTTATTATAATTTGAATTTGATTTATTTGGCTCACATTTCGTTGATGTCGCTAATGTTAATGGCATTATTTATTATAATAAATTTATTTTATTTTAAAAACTATCTTTATTATAATAAAAATTAAATAAGAATGAATTTTCAATCATCTAAAAATCAAATTATCTTAGGATCTGCTTCTGCTGTTACTCTACTTTCATTATATACCGCTTATCGTTACAAATCAAACATTTACAATTATTTATTATCTTGGACAACATCTAAGAAATAAATACTTCTTTTTTACAAAAAAATGATTATTTAATAATTAGATATCTAATTATTAAAATTACACACATCATGAATATCACATCCATCACACCCACCACACACACCCTATTCACCCAAGAACATAATACTACTATCATGACCACTCTACATGACCTCGAACACATTTCCACAACTCTTAATAACCAAGATTTTATTAACATCAAAAATTTCATATCCACACATACATCCAACAATAATTTTAAATTAATCAATCAACCTCACGACAAACTATTCATTATCCCTGATAAACTCATCATCGAATTAAAAATTTATGAAAACCTATATCTTGCTTTTATCCATTTTACATACTCCAACGACACAAATTTTATCTCATTCTCCCTTAACTGTCTCAATCAAATTATCTCTCATGAACTCAAAAATACACACAATGAACGTTTAATTAAATTATTCGATAAAAAAATAGTTCTTTACTCAACATTTAATTCATCATTTTCACATTATTATAAAGCTGGACCTTTATCACCAACAGACAAAACCATTTATAATTTCTCATTACCTTCCCAACCTGATACAAATGGTACACCAATGGTATGGTATGAATACACCATTAGACTTAATCAATTCATTTATAATAATCTTTCTAAAGATATACAAAAACAAAAACATCAAGAAAAAAAAACTATGCAAGAATTGTCTGGTCTAGCTCATTCACATCAAAAATCTAAAATTAAACCTATGTCTTTCACAAAAAGACAAAAAACATCTATGGAACAATAAATTACTTAATTGATAATCTCACATTATCTACCATTATCATATTTGTTGTCATCTCATCAAATACCTTCCACTTTTGTTTTTCTTCCATATTCTTTTCATATATTACACATTTCGCTATCATCACCATACCCCTCGTATTTATTTGTCTGTCATATTTATATATATACACCATCTTATTTTCAAACTTCTCAAAATTACGATAAAATAATAAATAATTTATATTACTACTTTTTACTTCCTTATTCCATATATAACCATATGTACTATATTTCCATGCATAATATTCTCCATCTATCTCTCTATATGATGGAGAATTTATTATAACTTTATGTACATCCAAACGATCATTTGGATCTATATCTATAGTCGTTATTGAATCATGTTTTTCAATTTTCTTCTCTAACAAATCAAATATCATTATTAATATAATTCAATATATTAATAATTCAATATATTAATAATTCAATTCTGATTATTTAATACAAATTATTTAATACAAATTATTCATCACACCTATCGTATATTTATACTTTTGATTCGACCCATTCTTTACCACATTACGAAACATATTCATTAATATTCCCCATCTTTTGTAATTTTTCGTTCTCTTGTATTCAGGATTCCTAGTCCTACTAACTCGACGTATATACATTTTATCCAGTCTATCTATAAATCCACCCCAATCTAATGTTTTATCATAATCTACATCATAATTTGAACCAGCAAGTTCTCTATGCTTAACTCTTAATTCACCAATCATATCATAAAAAACTTGATCAGATCGTGCAATTTTATCAAGCCTTTTTCTTTCATTCCATTGTCTTTCTGTTTTATTCATTTTATTCTTTTTATATTTTTTTAAACTTATTTATCAAACATTTTTGTTGGTGTCACACGCATATATAGATGATTCTCATATATTGACTTGTCATCATGTTCCATCATATGTTTTTTTTCAATTATCATATTTTTTATAAAATCTTCCTCATATTTAACCGAATATCTCTCAAATGTACTCAACTCAATATTTCTCAAATAATCATGTTTTATTCTAAATAATGTTTGTATATCTGTTTGTTTTTTTTCTAATTCCTCCTTACTATCATAATCATTCTGTTGACTAGATAATTTTAAATATATATTCAACCTTATGTATTCATCTATCATGTATTCATCCATCATGTATTCATCCATTATTAAATATATTTTATAATATTTTGTCATCCATATTATAAAATTTTTTCATTTTTTCATTTTATCCAAATAATACCCTATACCTTCTGTATCACGCTTAAAAACATAACCCTCCTTTGACCCTACAAATTTCTCTGATGGAATAAAATTATAATTTATCATATCCTTAAAATCTTTATTATGATTTAATTTATTTAATGTATTCTCAAAATTATCTCCTTGCTCTTTTTGTCGGATGTTTTTCATTGGCACCTGCATCACAGAGGGATTCAAATAATTACTCTGTCCCATTAATTTCTGTTCATGCGCATAATTTTTTTGTTTACCCTGATGTGATTCATCATTACCATGCTCTATTTTTGAATCACCTTTTATTATACTACCACTTTGTACTTCAGACCCATTTTCTGTAATTCTTTCTAATATTTTATCAACTAATACTTCTAATTGTTTAAAATCACCTTGAAATGCCTTTTTAGGTTGCATATCTCCATCTGTATATACAAAAAATGTAGGAACTGCATTTACTTTAGTTGCATGAACACTTGTTTCATTATCAACATCATCTGTAAAATATGTAAATAAACCACAATTATGACATTTTTCTGCTAAATCTTCATATGGTTTTTTTAACATTTTACATGGTTGACACCATTCTGCTTCAGCTTTTACAATAACAAATCTATTACTCTTTAATGCAAATTTTAAATGATTTTCGTCTTTTAATTGAATAACTTTATTTGAAGTATTCTCAATTTTTTCTTCTGATTTATCATTTTGATTCGCTTTTTGATATGGATCATTATTCATTGATCCCCAACTCTTATACATGTATTGACGTGACATAATTTTAATAATATTTTGTTAATTTTAAATTATAAAAATGATAATTATTAAATTTTTTTTATTATTTTCAAATAATGCCACCATCTACTAAAAAACTAACTCGCAAAAATAATAATTCTTCTACCATTAAAAAATCAGCAAAAGCATCTGATACTGTTCCGGCAAGCAAAAAATCAGCAAAAGCAAAAGCATCTGATACTGTTCCGGCAAGCAAAAAATCAGCAAAAGCAAAAGC